GGAAGTCAAGGTCCTGATGAAGCTACACTCGCACTCGCTGAAAGTCTTCCCACAGGTCTGGTGGACATCCTCTTCATCACACTCGAAGTCCGATGGCAGTTCCTCGTGTTCACTCTCCTCCTCTTCACTCTCCTCCTCTTCTTCGTCAACGGGTTCGGGCTCACAGTCTGTCCCACACTCACTCATTATTATTTTTGTGAGATTATTCCTGTAAACTACAGAAGTAGGAGGGATTATAAGGTTGTTCAAGTCAAAGTCAAAGTCAAAGTCGGTTGTGTAGAGTAGTATGATTTCCTCAAAGGCGATTTCTTGCTCCTCCCTAATTTTGAGGAGTTCGATTAAACACTTTCCAAACACTCCTTTGTTGTAACACACGTCTCCCACAAGAAAGTCCTTGATGATAATTGGGAACACTTGTTCTAAAAACCCAGACATATATCTTTTTACCTATATACGACCTTAAGTCCTAGGGTACTTAAACTTTTGATACTGTTTACCGTTCCTTCAATAGTGCTTATATCCATATATTTCTTTATTTCCTAGGGTATTTTTATTTTTGACAATTTGCTTTGCAAATAATGCTAAAGGCGGTTTACCCAGAAGATGCTATAGTACTGCTTGCACTACTGTCACTACTGTAATCTAATCCACAATTAATATCATTTAATTCACATTCCTTACTCCTTTTTAATTCAGGATATTTTCCCCACCAGCTATTATAATACTTATCTAATTCTTCACCATGTTTTTTATAATCTTTATTTGATATAGAATTATTAATTATTGACACTAACGATTCTCTATAAATCAACCAATTTACAATTATCATATCATGATTGTCTCCAAATTTTTCACATATTTCACTATTATATTTATTTAATAATTGACATGAACTAAGACCTTCGTTATTTATATCTTCTTTATACTTTGTTAATTGAAAATTAAAAATTTTAGTTAATGTTTTTAAACCTCTTTGTTTTTTAATTAATTCTTCATAAACTTTACTACTATTAACTTTCTTACCATCATCATAAATAACATTATAAAAAAATGTTGTATCACCAATATTATTATTTTGTATTCCTTCGTATAATTCACTAAATACATCACCAAATTTCATTTTACGTTTTAAAGATCTCCGTTTCTTAGATCTTCTGGAAAATTTGCTACGCCTTTTAACGCTACGCCTTTTAACGCTACGCCTTTTAACGCTACGCCTTTTAACGCTACGTCTTTTAACGCTACGTCTTTTAACGCTACGCTTCTTACGCTTTCCAAATTTATTTGAAAATAAAGTTTTTGTTTTATCAATAACACGCATAATTATATAATACCTATATTTTAAATATTGTAATTAATAAATGAGTTGCGTGGCAAAAAGTTTATTAACTATTTTAGACAATAATTTTACTTACGACAAATAGCGCATATGTTCGTACGACTTGAACAATCTTCGTGAAAAACATGACCACATGTCAATGCAGTGATAACATCATTATCTAAATCAAAATCATCCAAACAAATTGCACATGTTTTTCCAACAAATAAACGTCTGTTATTAGGTGGGGGGTGGATCATTTGAGAACGAAGAGTATCACGGACTGCCATCAATATTTTGCCCAATTTATTTAGTCCTGACCAATGGTGTATGTTACGTTCATTGGCACCCACCCCAATTCCCCAAATATTATCATTACTAACAAATACTAAAACTTTGTTACCAGTTCCAAGAAGAAAAGATTTAATCATATCATTCTGTTTACATTTTTCCAAATTACCTTTGTAAGATATATCATAACACATAGCACTCCATACTTGAGGAACAAAGTTCGTAACCAATCTACCTAATTGCTTCTGAGTTTTAGGGTTAGCAATATTCATTATCCTATTTAATGTTTCTTGGTCACCGAATAGTCTAGCTTTCTCAGCCATCATATATTGTTCAACACAGTTATAAACAATAGCATCTATTTCAAGATTACAAAGTTTTTGAGGATTTAAATACCCATATCTAAAAAATTCAAATTCAGGCATTATAATCACAAAATGATTCGTTATTAACACATAAATTCTAATTTTTAAACTAATTATTTAGTTTTAAAATATATGTTATCAGTAAGATCAATGAAAAAATTTTTACCTAAAAGAACTGTTGAATTGGAGGTTGTGCCGGTGGTAACAGATGGAGAAATAGTTACAAAAGAAGAATTTGAAAAATTTAGAGAACTTAGTATGTTGAAATCTGATGTAACTCTATTAGAAAAAAAGAAAAAGGAAATAGAAGAGGCTGAGTTAATGACAAATTTTTTAGATATGGAACTTATTTACGAAAAGGCTGAGTTAATGACAAAAATAAAAGAAAAAAATGATAAAATCAAGAAAATTAATTCTGAGTTTATGGAAGAATATACCGGACCACCAGGTAAGGTTACACGAAACGAATTGAGAACAATTGAATCAATGGGTTTGAATAAAAATAAATTCGGGAAACGAAGAACCAAACGTCGTTCAAAACGTAAACAAAGTGTTAAAAGTAAACGTCGTTCAAAACGTAAACAAAGTGTTAAAAGTAAACGTCGTTCAAAACGTAAACAAAGTGTTAAAAGTAAACGTCGTTCAAAACGTAAACGTCGTTCAAAGCGTCGTTCAAAACGTAATTAAGCGATTGAATCCGGTTAGGATTTCAATAATGCTAAAGGCATTGAATTTGTAAATCAATACAACTAAATGTGTTGATTTAAAAAATCACCGAGGAGACCCCTATCCAAATGTTATGTGTTTTTAGAGCATTAAAATGGTTACATTTTCATTCTTCTTTTTATCATGTCTGTGTTTACTTCGATATCTCCTTCTTCGACATTTGTGGTTGCTAGTCCTATTAGGAACCCAATATGAGTTACTCCGAAGAATACTAAAGTTGGAATTACAAATTTGGCAAATGCATTTGTTTTCTTTCCTTGTGCTTTTACAACCGAAACGGACATTACAGTTGCTGCTATTGCAAGAAGCAAAAATATTATATTAACGATTGGGTTGAGAATCCATAACACAAAGTACAGGTATAATATAATCATCTTTGATTAGTACCAAACATTTTAATTCATGAAAAATTTTATTAAAGCAACCAACTTGTACATTTCACAACGTATAAATATTCAGTCACAAATTCTATCTTTACTGTTTGTTGTGCTTTAAATTTTTTGTATTGTTTGGTTTTAATTTCAACATCACCTTTTAATTTTAATATTTCAAGTATATCTTCACTGTTTATTATTCCTTCATTATTATAGGATAATAGAATGTAATTAGACTTTATGGAATTAATTAATTTCTTAAATTCTTCTTTTGCTAAAATTTTGGAAGAGAATTTACTTTTAAAACAATCCAATATTATACCAGTCTTTCCCTTTAATTCAACATTTTTATATTTTGCTATATAATTTAAAACAAAATAGTTTGAAGAATATTGGCGTTGATTGTAGGGAGGATCTAAATACACAATATTGTACTTAATATCCTTTTTAAAAAGGTCTGAAACATCTAAGTTGAATGTTTTATTTTTATTTTTTATTTTAGTTTCTTTGTGAATCGGATTAATAACGATTGGTTTAACAGCCGATTTTTTAAAATTTTTGAGATATGAACCATAAATACATGCAATGTTTGCTACTTTATCTGCTGCTTCTAACAGTGACGCAAGAAGAAACAAGTACTCTTTCTTTGTTATTCTTTTATTATTCAAAAGGTTGTTTATTTCTGTTCTAACGGCGTCTATTTTTTTAGCATTCTCTGTCGTAAAATACATCCTATCACCCAAGGGTGAATAATTATCAGCCACAAGTCCTTGAACTCCCTTTAATTCGTTTAGATTATCAATAATCTTTTGAATCTTGATTGAATATTTACAACACATGTATCCATTGTTTATAACATAACTATAATACTCTGTGTCGTTACTGGTTACACTAAATTCGTTTTTGAAATAGTTTCCGACTGTTCCGGTACCTGAAAATGCGTCACAGAACGTTGTGGGTTTATCGGTTGCGCAAAGCGACTGTACGGCTTCGTTTATAAAAGGAAGTAGTTTGTTTTTAGACCCAATATAATTGAGTACCATTTACAATTGGTTATATATTAATCGTTTAACGTTAATCGCAGTTCAATTATATAATTTAAATTATTTATGTTATATAAATGAAGCCGTGTATCAAATGGGTTGGTGGAAAAACTCAAATAATAGATACCGTAACAAAAAGTATTCCTTTAAAAATTAATACATATTATGAATTATTTGTAGGTGGTGGATCAGTGTTAATAGAATTGTTAAACAAGGTTGAAAGAGGGGAAATTAAAATTAAGAAATTCGTTGTCAACGATAACAATGAAAATTTAATAAATATGTACAATTGTATAAAATCTAAACCATCATTGTTAATAAAACGACTAAAATTATTAAACGATCATTATTCTAAAGCTAAATTAATAGAGTACAACACAAGACATAAACATATACTTGATCCGAAATTAGACATAAATCAAATTATTAAAAAAGGAAAATCGTATGTTTTTTATTATTATAGAAATGAATATAACAGTAAAAAATTAAAGGGGTTGGATGTTAATAAAGCAGCCCTATTTATATTTTTAAACAAAACAAGTTTTAGAGGATTGTATAGAGTTGGACCAAACGGATTTAATACTTCATTTGGAAATTACAATAATCCTGCTATTTTGGATAAAGAGAATATTATAAAATTAAGTAAGTGTTTTAACAAGTATTCTGTAACATTTTTAAATAAGGATTTTACTAAATGTTTCAATAAGTTAAATAAAACTGATTTCTGTTATCTAGATCCTCCGTATTATCCGTTGAAAAAAACATCGTTCGTTGGTTACAGTAAAGATGGGTTCAAAGATAAACATAAAGTTGTATTGGACTTGTGTAATAATCTAAACAAAAATGGTATAAAATTTGTTCATTCTAATTCTTGGTGTAGATTTAATTGTAAGAATTATAAGGGGTATAAACAATCTAAAATACTATGTTCAAGAAGAATAAATTCTAAAAATCCTAGTGATACTGATTATGAAATACTCATTAGTAATTGAAACGCCTATTGCGGAAACCCTAAGGTTTCATATTTAGTTATCTATAATAATTCACTGCATCTTACAAATTCGATACCTTCCTCTTTCCATAATTCTAAGTGTTTGTTTTTCTTTTTATTGTATTTATTAAATAATCCAAACTTATCTATAGCTTCTTGTTCTTGAAAAGCAAGTACAACTATTTTCAAATTCTTCTTATAAAGTTTCGGAACTTCGGCATATTTATAAGGAGTTCCTAATATCTTTTCTCCAGCAGTTCCACTGGTTGTATAATTTCTAGTTTTCACTTCCCAAATATAATTCTTAGTTTCCCAATCTGGTCTATACCCAGAAATAGTTTTGGGATTTGTAACTTTTTCTTTCCTTTCTAATATAATCTTAACCAAACTTTCACCCAAACATGTTGTCCATTGGTTTGTAGTTTTGGTATAATTAAAATATCTTTTCAACATCCTATTCCCCCACAATTTTTCTTTATTATTAGTTTTAATTTTACTTGTTCTACTTCCTTTCCTTGAATCTTTGACAAGGGTATTAAAGGGCGATTCGTTTTTAATCCAAGCTCTAATTAAAGGATTATATAATATTTTTGTTGTCAATAATCTTTTACTTATAAATCTTTGTAATTTCACTATTTTTTTAATTTCAATCTTACTAAAATTACAACATTTACACGAATTTTTTATTCCTTTATTTTTTCTATCAGACACTCTAACCGGTTTGGGTACGTCAAGTTCAGGTTTGTCAATACAATCCTTAACTTCAGGTACAACTTCCGGTACAACTTTTTTTTTATTTTTCTTAATTTTTTTCTTAATTTTTTTTTCAATCTTTTCAATCTTTTTCACAACTAATTTATATTCCCTAATAGTACCAGCAGTAACCAAGTCTTTGTCAGCCAAAAATTCCACAATTTCTATCACACTGACACCAAACCGTTCAGCCAACGCCTTGTATCCATTGTTAACCAATTCGTTTGTGTATCTAGTAGGAACCATCTTTTACGCACCTTTTATAAGCCCGAAGGCTTGGGTGTTTTTTTGTTTTTTGTTTTTACTTACTTGTCACTCCAATTATCAATAGCTGCTTGGACTGGGTGTTTTTCAATTCCGATTTCTCTATATAATTTGATTTCGTCGTAGAACTTGATTGCCTTGGGTAATATCATCGCAAACCACTCTTTGTCCCGTTTGATAACCTTCCATCTAAAGGAAATGTTGTTATCTAGTTTTCGGTAATATTCTACAAAATGTGTTTCGTCCTTATCCAATATTTCCATATAAATCTGAACTTGACACCAATAGAACTTACAAATTTCAAATGATTCGTTCATTTCTGGGTATTGGTTTCTGTAAGGACACTTAATTTCAAGTATTATGTTATCATTGATGATTCCGTCAATAGCACCAGTGATAAAATCATACTTGTCGTGTTTAAAAATGTTTTTGGGCGTTTCAACTTCATTCTTAGTAACCAACTTGTACATTTCAACAGCTTCACTTTCGTATTTGTTTCCATGTTCCATAGCATAGTTCATAGAAAAATTATCCTTGCCAGTAACCTTTGAAACAAACTGTGACCAAGCTGTTTCGAAAGGACTTTCACCCAACAAGGTCGCAATAATTCTCGATGACAAAGTTAGTTTGCCCATCATTCAATAATTGTGTACCTTAGTAAGCACCGAAGTGCTATGGTATTTTTATTTTTATTTTTGATAATTTTTATATTTTTTATATTTAACCATATTCCCACCAAATACTTCCATCACTTTTTTCCCAACCCATACTACCAATTCTTAACACACAATCTTGTTTGTTGTTCATCCAATAACCATACGCATTTGTAACGCAATTCTTAAACCTAGGGTGTTCACACCACATATTTAAAACATCTTGTTTTGACAAAGTCAGACGAGATTCTTCTATAGTTTGTAATTTTTTTAAAATATAATTTTTATATACAAATTGTAAAATTTCTACTTGTAGTGTTGTACTAAATTCTTTGTATGAATTTGGGATATTTTTTTTAAATCCATAAGATTCTTTTATCTCGTCATATTCTTTAAAATGAGGATCTATGATTGATCCATCTTTTTTAGATACACACCACCAATGTAAATCAAAAGATTTCTCATCTTTAATGTATTTTTTAGCATCTTTACTCAACATGGGTTGGTTCAAGCGTTTCATCAGCAGCAAGGCAATGTTCTGGGCGTCTTCATTGCTTAAAACCATCTTTACTTTGTTTTTACGCACCTTTTATAAGCCCTAAGGCTTTGGTGTTTTTATTTTTATCCGAATTCCCACCAAACATTGCCGTCCTTGGTTGTCCATCCCATGCTACCAATCTTGAACAAACATTCGTCTTTGTTTATCACCCAGTAACTATAAGCATTAATAGGGCAGTTTCCCTTCGTTGGGTTGTGGGAAAAATATTCAAACACCCCCATATCATTGGTATTCAAATATTTGCTGTAGCCAGGAATTCTATTCTTTACAAAATTTTTAATTATATAGGGAACCAATTCGATCTGTAGACTAGTGTCAAATTCCCTGTACAACGTTTTACTTGTTTTTTTAATATTTCTCACCCTCTTCACATAATCATATTCAAAATCAGGGTCAATTACAGTTCCGTCTGTTTTCGACACACACCAACAATGCAAATCTAATTGACCGTTTGACTGAATATACTTAGTTGCTTCGACACTTAAAGACATTTTTGTTGTAAGTTAATTTTACGTACCCTAAAAGCCGCTAACGCGGTAGAGTGTTTTAAAATTTGTTAATTTATGTTTAACTTCGTTGCTTACCAAGCTTGTTGTTTATAACAGTTTTCGCATAAGTTGTGGTCATGCACATCACTTCCTATAAAATGGATACAGTCAACACAAACTTTTTCATCACATTCATCGCAATTATATCTATCCCCGCAATCGTAACAAATTGGACAATTAAGTTTTTGCAACAACTCGTCAAGACAATCTTCAAAAATATCTTTGAAGGATGCGTATCCTTCCATAATTGCTTTACTGTTTTTTAATTACCCATATAAGGCCCTAAGGCCTTGGGTGTTTAATTTTTTGTTATTATTTTTTATACCCACACTTCTTCATACTCATAATCAGAATCCTCCTCAAAGTCTGAATCAATAAACTTCCACTTCATTTCCATCATAATTTCTCCCAACTTATTTTTGCCTCTAAAATTAGCCTCAATCTTTACATCTTCTTTTTTCCAATTACCACCCCAAAAACTTTTTTCTCCACCTCTTTCAAAATGAAATACTTTATCATACTTATCCAAAATTTTTCTAAACTTTTCATCATTTTCATATCTACTTTTAATCAAGACTCTCATAATACCCACCCTTATTTTATTCCATTTAACAATATTTAATTCACAACCATTCTTTTTAAATCCCCCTTTACCCCCCATCCTTTTTATTTCACTATCACTCAATTTATCATACTCATTACCAACCTCAAACTTTTTACCAATACTCTCATAACCACTTATAATATATTTTAGACCTTGAAACCCCTTTTCAACACTTTTGTAATTTCTACCTTCATAACTCACTTCACATTCTTCAAAATTACTCAAATATCTCAATTCTAAATCTTTACTTTTACTATAAAAAAGAGCCATAATATACCCTTAAAAGTGCTTATGCACTAGGGTATTCTGAGTTTTGATAATTTATTTAAATCACTGTTAAATTCTCAAATACTTAGATTTATTAAAGTACCCCTTTTTGCTCATATATACCCCTATTTCCTAGGGTATATTTAATTTTTTATCAAATAGTAGAGGAAACTAAATTACATTGTAGTTCTGTAATTCCTTGAATACTATCTACTCCCAAACATTCTTCATTACAATTAGAGCATGCACATAGAGTATAATCTTTTAGTGTATTAGCAACCTCTAATATATCTGTTTTGTCTACATTTTCCATAGCTCTAATTTCTGGATTACATTTAAAGACGCTGCATAAAGAACATTCTTTGATTCTATCAGCTGTAGAATCACCAGTTGGTGCATTAGTTTCTTCTTCTGGTTTTGTTATAAAGTATGTTACTAAAGCTGATATTATAGCCGAAACTATCGCTATAATAACATAATTTCTTCTAACATTTCTCGATTTTTTGCTGTAATAACTCATTTAATATATGTAAATATTTTTTTATAGAAGCAATTTATTTCCAGAAGGCAATGGAATAGTTTCTTTTCCTCTTATTTCTAATGCGATATTATAAACACTCATTAATAGTTCATCACCACCTCCGAAATTAAATACGTTTGAAACCGCAAGTGTTATTAATTGAAAAATAACAATAACAAAAAAGATTAGAATTACATTTACGAATACAGCTTTTAATTCGTCTGAATTACTTGAATATCTTCCTTTAAGTTCTAAAATATACAGTCTATTGAAAAAATAAATCAACAATAAAAATATAACAACTATTAAAAATATCATGATTGTTAATTTTAAATTATTTATATAATTACCCTCCGATTCATCGTTTTCTGATAATCCTATAATTAGACTTTTGATAGTTAATCCACCAGGAATATTTGAAATATCCAATGATTCTGATTCTTCTAATAACAAATCTACACCATCTATAAAAGTATTTTTAACTACGGTGTAATATAAAATTATTTCAAAAGTAGTAGCTAATATAATAACAGCTAATATACCGATAACACCTTTTATAAAATTTTCATTATGTATGAGTTTGTTGATAAGTTTGTTGTACACCATTCTAATATTAATTAATATTTTATTATCTTTATTAATATTAGATATGGAAAATTTCAAACAAATTTTTAAAATAGTTTTAGAACCTACAAATATGTTTACAACTTCTCTAAATATATTCTTATTTGTGTCATTACTGTTTTTATGGTTTTGGTTTATTGGAACTCAACAATTAAATTATGTAATTTATGAAAAAATGGATCAAGTTAACAACATTATTAAAAATGACCCGATAATATCCAAGAGTGTAGATCTATATTTAGATACTATCAAAGAAGATACGAAATTTATAGAAAAAGTAAGAAATGATATAATCGAAAGGAATGAATATAATTTAGATATTGTTTATAAATATTTTGGTATTCCTATTTTGATTTTATTATCTATTGTGCTTTTTTATGGAGTTAATATTTTTATAAACTTCCCCCATAAATGGAAAATTGAACAAAATATATTGGTGATATTAATGATATTAGCTTTTGTAACCGAAATTATATTTTATTTTGTTGTTATAAGAAAATTTCACTATGTTTCAAACAGTACTATCATAAAATCGGTTTTTGATAAATCGGAAATCTAGTAGATAAAGGGTGTCAAGAACTTTGTTATATGCAAAAATCATCTTGAGTTTAAGACAAATCTTTAGTTACTTTGGTAACCAAATCTTCTATGCTTATATTTTTTGAACTAATAGGTTTTTTTATTGTAATCGAAGCAGTACCAGAAATAGCAGCAAGATTATTATATTCCTTGTTTAATAAATTTTGAGTATTTTCTATTTTTATAGGTATGATTGGAGTACCAGTTTCAATAGCTAATTTAAAAAACCCATGTTTTAATTCATTTAATTCCCCGGTTTTGGATATACGACCCTCTGGAAATACAACAATTGCTGTATTATTATTTAAATAATATTTGCTTAATTCATTTATTTCATTATTGTTAGTAGCTTTCCATCTATCATTAATTTTTTCAAATTTTATGCCAATATCATTAGTTTTTGAAAGGACTGAACTCACAATTGGTATATCCCAAAGACTCTTGTCACCAACTGATTTATATATAATCCCAAAATCTAACAATACTTTACTTATAAATATTGGATCAATACCTGCTAAATGATTAGCCATAAATATTACTTTTTTATGCTTTATAAGATTTTCTTTTCCTTGGATTTTTAAATCCCAAAATGGATTAAATTTAACTTTATAGTAGTAATTAGATAAGAAAATATCAGTCATTATTTCAAGTCGTGTATGTGGACTGACTAATGTTTCACCTCCTAATAATGTTGGAATTATATTAATAAATTCAAATATTAGTTGCACTACATAAGTTATTATTAGCGCAATAAAAAAAGAAACATAAAAATAAATAGTAGGTAATATTTCCATTATTAACTAATATTAATAAAATAAAAAACTTGTACGCAACGAAGTTACGAAGACAAAGTCAAGTACGCACTCTTTTTCGGGTCTTCTATTTATTTTTTTCGCATTTATTTACTTTTTTTAACACTACGTTTTTTTCGATTGACGCTTCGTTTCCTACCCATTTATTAATAAATACAACTAAATTAAAATTGGTTAATTATTTTTTAATACTTGTATACAAAGAAATTAAAACAGTAATAACAGCTATAATTAATAGTGAGTAAGTGTACCAGTCTTCTTTTTGCATTTTAGTAATAGGGCTATTATCATCTTCTTCTTTGTTATAACCTTGTGTGTTATATATAGGAAATATTCTACCTTGATCTTCAGTCATACCTAATATTATTACCAAATACGCAAAAAGTCCTAATGTTCTGACCTGTAACCAATCACCAGTTTTAGTTAAATGTGTAACAATTGGTAAAAATAGTGTTGTTAGAGCAAATATAACAATTACAGTACTTTCTCCTAATCTTGACCTAAATAATAAATTCCAAGCTGTATATGCAATTATGTACCAAATATCAAACCCACAACTTAATTGAATACTATCTTTATTTTTGGAAATACCCATGGGTTTTTTGGTAAAATAAAAAATAACAATTATTACACACAACAATACACCTACAATAGAATTTATAAGATCTATTATTTTATTTGGTTTTTTATCATCTTTCCATAATTCAAATTGGGTCATAGTTGCTTCGGCAATATTTACAAAGAATATACTAGATAATACTATAGTCATAATATTAAAATTGACTTTCTTTTTGTAAAAATAATAACTTATAAAAGATTGAATAGCAAATACAGCTATTATAACACTTACAAATTTAAGTAAAACAAATATACTTTCTCCCGTGGATTCTTCTGTTATAGAATCGTCATATGTTTTGTTAACAAAAATTATAATAGGGAAAATTACACACCATATAAATAGTGCAAAATACATAAATCCTAATGTATTTTTTGGTCCTATAGAAGTTAAGGGTTTAACTAAACAAAACCATACTAATAGTGTTACTGCCAAAGAGACCACTATATGCGTAGCAGTAGTAAACAACTGATCACTTGGTTCATCACTTGATTCACCAGAACTGTACATTTTACTAATATTTTATATTTTAATTATTTTTTAATTATATGAAATCTCAAATATTGCAAGAGGGAAATAGATTACAATTCCAATCAAATAACATTAGACTCTACTTCTTCTAGATCATAATAATGAGTTTCAAATGTTTGGTTTGGTTGTTCGCGTTTACAATAACGTTTGGTTGCATACCCAACAAGTGACGTTGAAATTATAGACACGGCGATTATAATTAATATCATTTATCTATTATATTTATAATTAATTTGAAAATATTATATATTCTAATTATTAATAACATGATTCTCGGTTTCGCATATCAAGGCGCAAAATCTATTTTACTAATTCTTATAATTAGTATGTTTTTATGGCAAACTATGTCTGATGATTACTTTAGTTTAAGTGCAGGAATAAAGGGTGGAATGGTCAAACAAATTACTAGCGGTATTTTCATTGCAGACTTAACACCAACACTTAAAAAGGACGATCCAGCCAAAACATACGCTAAAACCGAAGTTTTAGCTGGATGCACAGGTATTATGACCGGCAAAAAGGTTCATCAAGATTGTACTGATTTAGGAATGATAGGCACAATGGATATGATTATTCTAACATTACTCGTTATTTCAGCAGTACCTAAATACGGCGAGGCTGTAGGGGTTCTTGCTGCTTCATTATTAGCCTTAGTAGCTACAGCCACCCTATGGAAATACTGGGGTAAGAAAGACGATAGACTCAAGGAAGCCAGAGAAAACACTCCTCTCTCAACTACTGATGAAGAATGTGTGGATGGTATGTGTATCACTGCCGAATACGGCGAAGCTTACTGGCTCACGTGGACCCTATTAGTCCTTTCCTTAGTTCTTTTGGGACAGTCTGGTTACGGTATTTTTGCACAGTTTATGTGTTAAATATACCCACATTTCTCGACATAATTAGTTCCTTCGGAATAAACAAATCTAAATGGCCTAGCACATCCATAGATCAATCCATTATTTCTTAAATTATCACATTCACTCTCACTAGTATGAGGAGGAATTTGTTTTTTACTCGAAATTATAATACCACAGCGGAATATACAACAATTAGTTTCAGATTTGTGCACCTCTAGCTGTTGTGAACAATGAGGGCATTGGAATTTCCAAAAGTTTCCGTCGCTAATCATTTGATTTATTATTTACTTTTATTTTAAAATATTTCTTATTATTAAAATGGTTAAGATAGGATTTATCTACGGAAAAGAAGAAGACGATGATAATATAAAGTATAATAAAGCTTTTTATAAAAGTTTGAAGAACAAGTATTTAAACGGAAATAATGTGAATGTTGACGTTGCTATCCCGTACTATATTTCCCAAAAATATGATGTTGAGGTTGATATCATAGGTCCGAACGATATCACAATGAATAGACTAAAACAAAATGATATTAATTTTCTAATAGGTTATGATTTAGTTACTGAATTTAACAGTGATACTATAAGGTATAGGAAAATTCGAAAAATTTTTGAATCGGCTAGTTCAAAAGTGTGGCCACGATGGAAAACCCAGAATTTCATTTATAATAAGGGTGATTATGCAAAATATTTGGAGAAAAAGGGCATTCCTGTTGCACCAGCAGTTCAGGTTAAAAAAATTCCTAAAACTCAAAAAGAATTTGAAACCTTGTTCAAAAAACTAAAAAAAACTGATTGGGAGTCTATAATTGCCAAACCTGAATTAAGTGGTTGGAGTATTGGTATTGAAAAAATAGACTTACAAGACTTAAGTGTTAAAAGACTAAAAAAATATTTCAAAGATTACCGTGATTATCCTCGTTTTATTTTCCAACAAGCATTAAGAGGATTTGCTAAGAAATGGGAAATTCGTCTCTTTTATCTAAATGGCAAGTTTAAATACGCTATTGGTAATAAAGCTGCCATTGCTACAGGAAAAGACGAAACAGTTACACACAACCCACCTAAAAAAGATTTAGACAGGGTTATTAAAATAGGTAACAAAATTATGAAATTGTTTCCCAAAACAATAATTAAGGGAAAGAAGGTTGAACCCACTATGGTTAGGATGGATTTTGGATGTTGCTTAAATAACTCATTGGACAGCAAGGACTATTTCCTAAACGAGATAGAAAACCAAGCAGCTAACTATTTTGCTAAACACGTTCGTTTAGATTTGGTTCCAGAATATTCCAAAGCATTTATTAAAACCACTGAACAAGTAATGGGTAAAAAGATTAAATTACAGCGTAGCAAAAGTTTAAGAGCACGAAGAAGTAGACGTAAGTCAGTAAAACGTCGTACAACTCAAAGACTAAGGTTCGGATCAGAAAAAATTGTACCAGTAGGTGACGAAATGTATGATGGAATTACTAATATGATTTTTGATAAAATTACTGGGGTTATAGAAAGTAACATACGAGAAGAGGACTTTCGTAAGGGTCATAATAGAAATTATGAATTGAAATGTGGTGATAAAAAAGTAACAATAAATGTTAAATATTATTGTAGTCATACTGAACTTGTTGTATCGTTATATGAATATGGTAATTATTGTAATCTTAAACCTCTTAGTTGGAAAATAAATAATAAAATAATAAATGATGAAAATAAATTAAAAGAAATATTAAAGAAATTTTTGAAAAATAATTTTCCTACAGAAAAAATAAACGAATTAAATAGTTGTAAAATTTAAATATTTTATATAATTAAAATAGAATGGTTAAGGTGACAGTTACAAAAAAGGTACCAGCAGCTGGTGGTGCTAGGCTTACTTTGTGTTTCGATAAAATTTTTAGGTCTAAAACAACATTTGGTAGTAAATATAAAATAGGTGACGAATTAGAATATTCCTTAACTCCTTCAAGTAGTTTTGGAAAAAAACGAAAGTCACGCAAGTCTAAGCGTAAATCACGCAAGTCTAAGCGTAAATCACGCAAGAGCAAACGTAAATCACGTAAGTCTAAGCGTAAATCACGCAAGTCATACAATTAAATTAATTTTAAAATATTTGGTATAACTAATGGGATACCAATCTTTTGGAGCGTACGACTTTATTGATGCTAAATATGAACCTTCGACTGGTAAAGTAGAATACAAAAACAAAGAATACAAAGTTAGCAAGTCTAAAAAACTTGGTTACTATGTTACTATTCGTGTTGGATTAAGATATAAACGTTTCTATCTTGACCAGAAAAATTTACCAACCAAACGTGGGACTGTTGTGTTAGTGCCTGCTAAAAAAGGTAAAGTTGGTTCACCAGCACACGCCGGAAAACTTAGAAAACGCAGCAGCAAACGTCGTAGAAGTAGCAAACGTCGTAGAAGCAGCAAACGTCGTAGAAGTAGCAAACGTCGTAGAAGCAGCAAACGTCGTAGAAGTGTTAAACGTCGTAGAAGTGTTAAACGTCGTAGAAGCAGCAAACGTCGTAGAAGTGTTAAACGTCGTAGAAGTGTTAAACGTCGTAGAAGCAGCAAACGTCGTAGAAGTGCTAAACGTCGTAGAAGTAGCAAACGTCGTAGAAGTAGCAAACGTCGTCGCAGTAGCAAACGTCGTCGCAGTAGCAAACGTCGTCGCAGTAGCAAACGTCGTCGCAGTAGCAAACGTCGTAGAAGTTCAAGACGTACGCGTAAGCGCAGTAGCAAACGTCGCGTAAGTAAGCGTACAAGATCCAATATCAGAAAAGCAAATGCTGGAAAGTTGAACAAAAAACAGGAAGCCGAACTATTAAAAATGCCTGGTGTATACGTTGAGGATGGAGAAATCGTTGCGGCAGTTTAAATAATTAAATAATATTTGTTTATTATTAATGGATAGTGACGAAGAATTAGATTTACTGTTAAAGGAATGTATGGAAAAAGTTTTTAATTATAAAACCCCTGATCCGTCAGAACTCCCGACCCCATCATTTGTAAATCAAAAATTAGTATTAATAGTTTCTAATGACAAAATGTCAACCATGATGTTAGAAATATTAAAGCCAAATTTGGATAAATTTGATATTTGCTTTGCAGATGCTAAAGGCATTTGTTGGAATACAGACTTTTTAGATGTTAAAATAATTGGTTTCCCTACAGTATATGACCCCAAAACAAAAAAATCACACCTAGGTGTAACATGTTATAAAAGTTTGATTAATTTTTTCAAGTAAACATAATATTGGTCACTCACCAAGTGTGTATTAGTATGTTCTCCCTCAGCTTCTTCCAATAACAATTTAGTTTTAGAACCACAAGAATCGTATAATTCTTTCATCAATTTTGGGTGAACTACACGATCCTTTAATCCCGAAATATACAACACTGGGATTTTTATATCCTTTATTCTATCTTTGGATTTCCAAGAATTAACAGATAATCCAATATCTATTATGAATCCAGGAAATTTTTTAAACAATGGCATAGAATCGGCCATACAACGAGTTGATGTAAATGTATTCTCTAATATTAATCCATCTATACAACCTTTTGGGTTTTTACAGTCTTTGAGTTTCTCAGCCAATGCTATTGCTACAGCTCCTCCCAAACTTCTTCCGTATACTAATTTTTTAGTATCTTTCATTCTTTCATCATTTACAATACTGTCGAAAATAGATTCTGCGTCGTTTATTAGCCCGGATTCACTAGGGAACCCTGAATTATTCCCAAATCCTCTATAATCTATACTTAAAATATAAGCATTGAGGGTTTCGTTTAAATTTTTCAGGAATTCGACCCTAGAACCCATATTTCCTGTATTTCCGTGAAAAAATAGTATTGTTAGATCACAAGTTTCTGGATTATCTGGTTCGAATATCATCCCCTCTATTTTAGCATTATCTTTTGTTTCCAATTCAAAAATAGGTCCTCTTGATTTATATCTACCCATATAAATTCCAGGATAAATAATAAAAGAGGGTGCGATTAGAAGAATTACCAACCCTATTGTTAAATAAATAATTATTTCCAACCCAAATGATAACAGTGATGGTTCATTATCATCTAATACCACTGAGTCCATATTTATAATATAAGTAACGTTTTATTTAATTAACGTCGACGCGATTAATAAAGATAAGAACACTTGAATTGTAAATTACCAATTTGTTTTGTTAATTGATTGTTTGTTTTCCAACATTGATTCATTAAATTCCTTGTATAAACTGTTGTAAATATATTTGGATTAGTTATTGCTGTTTTGAGTTTACCCAACCTTTGAGAATTCTTTTGTATCAATCTTTCTGCTTGATTTTTAGAATCTTTTAAATCTTTTAAATATTCTTTTAATTTTTTTTTTGAATTTTCGAAATATTCTCTAGAATATACCCCCTCTAATTCGTATTCATAATCTTCAACTGCTTCTTGATCATCGTCCGATTCAGCTTCTTTGATTAATTCTATTATTTCTTCAGCTTCTTTTTTTATTTTGTCTTTTAAATAGTTTTTATCTAATTTTCTAACTGTTGTTATATAATCATACAATATTTCTTGGTTATCGTGTATAGATTCAACTAAATTAAAATACAAACCTTCTATATCCAAATATTTAACTCCATTTAAAACAACTTTTGGTGTATTCTTTATGTTTTCAAACTTTATGTCGAATAATTCCTCTAATTCATTGTTTATTCCACATGTATATATAACTGTGTGATAACCAACATAACTTCTTGTAAACGAAACTGGTTTACAACTTACGTTGTCAAATACTTGGTTTAGTTTTTCAGTTACTGATTTTATATCTTCATTATCTTTATCAATTACAATATCCCAATCGTAAGAATTTACATCCCTAAGGATTTTTGATAACGCCATTCCTCCAAATACGTAATAATTTCCATCCAGTAAATTTAAAAATTCCTTTATTTTGGAATACATCTACTAAACGTAAATATATTAAATTTCTATGAAAGCTTCGCGACGCAATAAAAGATTGCTTTCAGATCTTCGATCTGGCTTTGAAAAAGCTTTAAATTGTTTTACAATTTTTAAAAAAATTCTGCAATTATAGCTTTATGGTCACTCAACCCACTTTCGTCAATCCTATATTTCAAAGGATTAAACCCAGAGTAATAAATCCGGTCTGGTCGGGACTTGTATTTCTTAGATACAAAAGTGTTCCCTAATTCTTTGCCAGCGTCTTTTAGTTCAAAGACCGGTTCTTCATCAAAAAAGTTAAAATCACCCAAAAGAATCACTTTGGCGTTTCCAAGTTGTTTCTTAATTTCAGACACCTGTTTTTTATTATACTTGGGTTGATGTTCCAAATGGGTAGTTAGAATAACAATATCGTCAGAAACATGGTATTTAGTTAAACCCCTAATATTTGGAGATTCACCATAACCTGTATAACTAGCCTGATTTATTTCGAATTTCGTAAGTAATATTTCACCATACATTCTGTTATATTCAACCCTATTACTTAAATAACAATTGTATTCCTCTAATTTAGATAAAATTGTTTTGTAAGACCCATATTTTACTTCTTGGAAGGATATTATGTCAGGATTCTCTCTTTTAACAAATTTCAAGATTTTCACCAATCTTTCCGAATAGTTAGAACCGTCACATTGGATATTATAGCTTAATACCTTCATTGTTAATTTCTCTGTAATTGTTTTATTTAAATATGTAATTAAATCCTTGTGTCAGTTTAGATTTGTTCAAAAATATTGCTATTATCCGTTTCTTTAGCTAAAGGGTTTTAATTACTTTGTTCATATTTATAAACAAATATATAAACAACAACTAAACAAACAACAACTAAATAATGGGTTATTTTTTTAAAAAATGTAAACATTGCGGAGGATTATTTGTTTCCAAACAACCCCCTCCAAAATCCACAATTTTATTAAGTTATATATTTTGTTCAGGAGAATGTGCTTTATCGTATTACTATTATTACAAAATTAATAATAAAGTAAACACTAGCATACAGATTTAAATAAAATGCTTGCTAAAATATATAATACAAATGATTGCCAAAATCCTATTTCTACAAAATCATTTTCAGATTGTTCCTTAGATTTACCTGTAAACATAGCACTAACTGTTGGACCAACATAATTATAACAGCCCATAATTATGGCTGGTGTAATAAAAAACATTATTACTCTAATAATTAGGTACGCTTTTAAGATATCATCTTGTTGTTGTTGTTTCTTATTCATTTATAATACTTAAATATTTTAATCTACATTTAATTTATTACCAGTTAATATATTATATGTACCCTTAACTATTAAATAACTCCAATAAATATGTAAACAATACAATCCTCTTAGAACTATTTTTATTGTAAAATTTTCAGAAGGAACATAATTTATAACAGTGTTAAACAACACCAAACGAGTATATATAAAAATTGCACCAAAAGAAAGAAACATTAACGAATTTATATTTTCAGCACCCTTTCTATATTTATCGGGAATACAAGGTAAAATGTAACTTACAGCCTTACTAAAATATAAAATCACGTCTGCTATATGATGGATATAACTAATTACCATACCAAATTCATGAAAATTGTAATAATTTCCTCCTAAAATTAAAAGTAGCGTGAATATGTGATGAATTAAATATTCCGTTCGACTTGGATCATCTTTATTTAAAAAAATTTTTATGGTATCACTTATATAATAAGTAGACATATACGTGTTAACAAACCTGAATCCATTTAATGTTGTTTTATTGATCACTATATTATTGTTTAAAAACTCATTTGAACACCATTCGAATCCTGACAACATATACGTCTGTAATACAAGTAAATTAGTAAAATATAGACATGACCAGACAGAATCTCTAAATTTACTATCCAACTCGACTGTGCTACTCCTTTGAATATAATAATCTAACTTTTCGGAAATGTGTGTATATACATAATTCGATATTCCGTATAAACACACTGCTAAACTAAATACCAACATTTAATATTTAATTGTCTCATATCTTTAAACCACTAAAAATCCAAGTCTGGTTTAAACTCTATACCTATTTTTTTAAGTTTTTCTGGCAAGTTGGTGTTCAAAGAATGGTTTAGTTCTGTAAACCCCCCAAGAAAATCAAGACCTACAAAAATAAATGGGAATGTTGAATGACCCTTTGTTTGTGTTTTTAGATTAGTTGTTTGTTTTTCGTAATCATTGTGTTCAGGGTTTAATTTTATTTCCGTAAAAGGTATGTTATTGCTGCTAAGCAATTGCTTAGACTTAACACAATAACCACACTTTTCTCTACTGTATACAACTAATCTGTTTTTAATAACTTCCATTTTATATTATATGATTATATTTATTTAAATTAAATTAATATTGTCAATTGCTTCCTTAATTATTAATTCTATTCCAACCGGGACCCAAGTTTCCCATTTTTCGTTTACACAATTCATGCCTATACAAAGTACACAAGAACATGTACTTGGTAAATACTCTTCGGTTGTTACCTGTACAACTTTCATGTTTTTTTCAAATAAAGTCATGTTTTCTTGAGCTTTTTCCAGCTTTTCTTTTATGTCTGGTTGGTTCCAAAATATTTCACTGTTCATAGCTCTGAATCTAATAGCCTTTATTATATCTTTGTATTTAATAACAGTTCTGTTACAATGAATTATGTAACAAGTAGCAATTTTAATTGAATCTTCTGAAAAAACAGCAAGTAGTTTTTTAATGTCGTTGGTCGTTACCACATCCTTAGGATCCGAATTTCCTGTTCTCATGTCCATTTTCTTTTTCTTTTTAACCAACATAAATCCTTAATTTAATGATATTAAATCCGCAGCATCTTTTTTAAACTTTCGTGCAAAAACAGCACCAGATTTCATTATTTTCTTTTTCTTCTTTATTGTATTTTTCAAATCCAATATAGTTGGGTGATCATCACTCTTTGAATAATCCCAGTGTGTATATGTTGTCACCTTGTTATCCAAATATTTATTAGCTCCTTTACCATAAAGATAGATAAACCAATTAGCTGGATATACTTCATCGGGACAACCACCTAACCAACCACCATCTTTATCAAATATTTTTACATCACCTTTTGTTATCTTAGCACCATGTTCGAAATACATTTTCCTTAATTCTTTTATGAATTTTTGGGCTTTTGCATCTTTGGGATCACTTAAACGTTTATAAACCTTTGCTTCTTTACGTTTTAACACAACCCACTGGTGTCCTGACACTAAAGTGTTATCTGTTTTAAATACATTACCGGGTCTTGAATAATGTAATCTTGATTTTTTAAATCCCGTAATAATTTCATATGTTTTTGCGAATTTGTACAACGGAATATCTGTTCCTGAAATTAAACAGAAATATTTGTTATTCTGATCCTCCAACCCCTTTGTAATCATTTTAGAAAACGCGTTCACCAATCCTTCACCACACCAACCTGTTTTTACACTTTTAACTTTATGCTTTGTTAACCATTTTGGACTTTTAGAGTTAACTGTTTTGAAATGAGCATACAATGAATACTTGGCTGGATCAGCCTGACAAAAGAAATGTTCCCATATACACCTATGTTCCAAAGTATCATATAATAAGAAACAAAATGCTATCTTAAAAACCATTAATTAAAAACAAAGATTTTAAATTAATCACAAAAATTTAAGCAAAATTTACATAAAATGTAGCTGCATCATTTATATTACTAGTAAAGTCTAAATCATTACCTCCACTAAGTTCTACCCAATTGCCCCAGAACGATACAAACTTAATAAATCCTTCACCATTTTCTACTATTCTCCATTTAGATTCTGTAGCATCACCGCCACCGTCAGCTAGTAATTTATCATCACCAATCAAAGGAGAATTAGCATAAATCCATCTATTGTTATAAACAGATTTTATATAAAAATAATCACCATCTTTTATAAATCTAAATCTAGATCTATCATCAAGTAAGCCAGTAGACAATTCAATTTCATTTCCTGTATTTATTCTCCACTTTCCAAATTGAGAAGTAGAAACGATAGTCCATGTACCGTTACACAAATTTCTAATCTGATTACTAAAGCGACCAGCTAGTTTAATACATTCTGATGGAGGTTCTATAGTATCTCTTATAAAACATTCTCTATTACTGGAAGGAATATAAGTTGTTGGGTAAACATTCCATATAAAACAGTTACCGTTAATATTATCAATCTCATATCCTTTACAACCAAAATCAGATCTACATCTAGATTTACATTCTTCATTTCCTATATTAGGTATAGTTGTATACATATCACTACTCAGACTTTGTCCATCTGCTCTACAACCAATATTGTTTCCTGTTTTTGAGAAAAAGTTTCCTGCAGGTGGTGTATAACTATCTTTTATGTAGGAACTATAACCAGATACAGGATCATAATATGATATTCCACTATTCAATGTACATTTAGATCCCTGAGAAGTATTACGTTCCCAAGTTATACCATCACAATTTGTATTATCTGTACATAATTGTTTACAATCTTCTATACTATTTATATTATAAACAGTATCTACAACGGTGCCACCTCTGGCTATTGAATTACTTACTTCTCCAAATAAACTATAACCTCCTGGATTTTGTGTTATGAGAGTATTTCTTTTATAACAAGTAGAGCCTTCCGACTCAACACCTTCTTCTACAGGGTTGTTATACATTACGCAAGCACCATTATCAATTTTAACAGAAGTACAATTATTTATATTATCATCGTTCGATATAGATCTTATATCATATTTAAAATAGTCTATATTTATATTATCCCTTACTAAATTGTACCAAGTTGTATAGATGCTGTCTTTTTCCAAAATAAAATCATAAACATAACCACCAAATTTTGGAGGATTTAAAGATGCCTTTAGATCATTATTTCCGCTAGTATATAATTGTTTACCGGTTTTTATGTGCACATATTGGTATCTATTTCCATTAACTAGATACCTAACCCACCAAGCATCATCTTTATTAAAGGTGTATTCTATACCACTAATATTAATCTCTGCATCAAATGTTGGAATTAAATAACCTAAGTCTTCTGCACCTGGAACATTTGGATCATTGGTAAGAAATGGAGGTATTGTTCTTCTTAAAGCTACCTTATCTATTGGAACTCTACTACAATAATTTTGACAAGTTGATGCATCTGAAGTAGAAAGAACCCTGTAATTTCTATCTTTTGTAAAACAATTTCTATCATTTAATGTTTCATAGCTAGTACTATTTAGATTGGTCTGAATCACCAAACCATTAGAAGATTCACGTTGGGAACAATCATCGTAACATATACATTCTGATACTTGTGTTTCACTAGTAAATACTGTTTCAGCAATATTAAAATTACTATTTTTTAAACATATAGTACTGCATTTATTTATCATGTCTTGTTGCCATTCAATATTTCCTGCTGATTGATTTTCTGTTATATCTGTTACTAAATCTCCATTTTCTCTTGTTAAACATTTACCTTCCGATCTATGCCATCCTATTGAATAATTCTTTTGTGTGTAATTGTTATTGGGAGGTATGGATGGATCTATTTTGAAATATGTTTGTCTACGATCCATAGAATTAAATGTCCCTGAATCTCCATCTGGGTCAGTACTTAGTCCAACATTTTTAGGTATTGAAAAACATTCACATTGATATGTAGTATCATTTGTTCTCCTAACATTTCCCCAAACAATATTATTTACTGTGTCCTGTCCTGAAGATTCATCAAAACAAAACTGATTACATTCTATAAATGCATTTTTTGCAGTGTTTGAATTTGTTAAAAGAGGACTAAATTTATCTTTAACCAAATTATCATATCTATATTTTTGTGGATTAAATGCTTCGTTAAATATACTATTATTATATGGTAGTTGTTCTTTCAATATAGATAAAGATTCATTATTAAAATTTATAGTTTTACTTGTGAACGGTGTTCGATTTGATATATTTAAACCAGGATTTAAGTTAAATGCATTTGAATTACTAGTGGCATTTATAAATCTTTGTTGTTTAGATCTTTGTGTCATAGGATTATTATAAGGAGTTCGATCAATTGAATTTGTTCTATCCATTGCATTAAGATTTGTATGAGAGGAAGGAATATTTTCTCCTTCATAATACATATCGTAGACATTAACATATTGATCTTCAAGATAAGTAAACTGAGGATAATTATCCACAGAAACACCAAACTCATAAGGTGAATAAACAAGATTTTCAGGAACTAACAAAGGATCATCAGATTTCATTAATGGTGCATTAATTAATGTTAAGTCATTATCTTCAATAGAAAGTTTATATAAATAACTTTTGTTTTCATGCAATGCTATAAACATTACTTTATTAAAAATTTCTACATTAAGATATACAAATCTTATAACAGCAAATTCATTAATAGTTCTACCATCTTTGTTTATAGAAATTGCATTATCTTGACTATCTATTATATTATAAAATTTAATATCATCTATAGTTTGTGCATATACAAATTTGTGTGGTTGACCTAAACTATAATATGCATCCAATTTTGGATAATATTCCACAACTTTTTGTAAAACTTTTCTATCATCTTCTTCAAGTTTCCATTCTCCTTTAGTATTATTTACATATAAATTTGTATCAGTTCCAAAACCATTCACATTAAAATATTTACGATCACTCAAATATACTACACTCAATTCCACATTTCCATTACCTCTATCCTCTACACCTATTTCAGAATAATCCGTATCTGATAGTTCCTTGTTTCCTGTTGGATAAGTTAAATATATATATTTTTGTGTAGCTTGATTTTTTACTTTATAACTATGAATTCCATCCCTTAATCCAACATATATAAATTCCCAATATGTATAATTATTATTTGGTTGATTTAAATCATCTCTCGTATTAAAAGTTGTTCCTGTATTATTTGCCGCTATTGCACATTGAAATACACTACAATCCATACCATCTACATAATAAAGCGTATTTTCTTTAGGTAAATAAGCTAAATTGGGAGCTGGGGGATATGTTGGTGCATTTGTTGGTGCATTGGTAGGAGCCTCAGTCGGTGCTTCAGTCGGTGCTTCAGTTGGTGCGTTAGTAGGTGCTGCTGTAGGTGCTGCCGTAGGTGCTGCCGTAGGTGCATTCGTTGGTGCTGTTGTAGGTGCTGTTGTAGGTGCTGGAGTTGTTATTGTACAACCATTACAATCTCCTTGTATAAGATTTGATGGAATTGCGGCAAAAATAGGATTAAATCCTAATAATGAGCTTCCAGTTAATTCTATAGCTGTTCCGGTAAATTCTCCAATTATAAGGTTTGCTGCACTGGTAGTACCAGGAGGTAATAATCCCAAAGTTATTACAAAATCTAAATAATCTTGATCTAATAAAGTATTAAAAATTAGTATTTTGTTAGTATTTATTTCTGTATTGTCTGATACTATTTTTGCCATTTCATATATCATATTTTCAGTAATAGTAACAGAAGGATCATATATAATACTTACTATACCATTTTGATTTTGATCAAGAGGTATTGTGAAAGAAGAACCTTTAGAAGTAATATATTCACCTATTAATTGTTGAACAGATAGTTCTAAAATATCAACTATTTCAGGATTAATCATAATAGCTGAATCTACACAATCATATTGAATACAATATTCATAATTAGGTGTCTCAATCGGTGCAGCGACAGGAGAACACACCCAATTAGAATAATTTTGTGTTTTCATACCAAATTTAATTATAACACAGATAATAATTATTATTTATGTTGTAAACAATTCATTTACCATCGGTTCCCACTCTTTTGGTCGTTAGCAGTAAATTCAAATATAAGTAAATGGTCTCTACCCATAAAATTATATAAATGAGGTAAACCACCAGCTTCATTCCCAAACTTAGTAAAATTAATATTAAGATAACTCAATTTCCCTATAGGGGGACTAAATTCCAAATATTTTTGGTCAAAATCAAACCCTTTCAGGGCTTTAACGTTTCCAGGACTTCTATTGAATGTTCCTTTGGTTACTAACCCTTCCAAATAATCTACACCACCAACAGCAGTGTTTGTGGTACCATCCAAATCAGTTAGATTATCTGGACTATTAGCATCATAAACCATAGTTGCAAATGCACGATTAAGGCCGTATCCAACTGTACTCTCAATTCTTTCAAACGATTCATCAGCAACTGCCCAAAAGGACAAGATAACATAATTTGGATCATCCGAAAGATCATAATCAAAATCACCGCGGTAACTAGTTCCTGCTGGAAGAATATCACCTGCACCTGGGTTAATAGCAGCAGTAGTTGTTGGAGCCACTTGGTCAACCCAAGGAAATCCCAAAAGTCTTCTTGCTGCAATATCATTGTTATCTCCACTACACCATAATAATTCCCAGGGATCAGAATCAGTGTTAACTATTTGAATTCGGTTATACGCACAAGCATTACTCGCATTAGCTTCAGGAGTTCCAGCAACTGCATCTATAGTTGGATATTGACTAACTAATCTAGCTGCGAAAGGGCTGGTTGAAGCTGGATCATAAGCACCACCATTAACAGCATAATTCATAGCATTCTGTACTTCAAGCAATAACCCAGAAGGGACGGTTGTTACTCCCGCTGTGTTGTTACCGCCAATAATGTAATTGCCTGGGCGCAATACAGCTTTGTATAAAGTTCCAACTATGGCAACGGCTGTGGCAGTTTGACTGCCTAATGTTGTAGTCGGTGATGCTATAAATACACAAGGGGGTTTGCTTCTAGTGTAACCAGAACCACCAACTGTCAAAGTAATACTAGCAACTCTTCCACTGCCATCCAATACAGCAGTTCCTGTCGATGTAGTTCCCGACACAGGATCTTCTACTGTAACCGTTGGTGCAGCAGTATATGGACCACCTCCATTTTTAACTTGAAATGATACTACTGAATCACCTATACTAAAGTCAATAACATTATTAGAGTCATGTACACCATATGATGTTTTAGGTAAAACTGCCCCCTTTAATTCAATACTAGTAACATTTTTATATATCTGATCAATTGCGATTCTATAACTACTTGGGGTTGGATAAATTTTACAATCTCTTTGTCTTGAATCTACTACGAAAATATGTTTACCTTGTGTAACTTTCTCGGTTGGATGGGTTGCTGCTTGTGCACTATCAAACCCGCCAGCTCCATAGATAACATTTTCTTCTTTTTTAACACTATAAAATGGTGATTGTTGAAATCCCGGTACACTTGATGCTTTAGAGTAATCGTTATTCATTTATTATATTAATACATTTAAATTTTCACTAATTAATCGAACTAATTATAAACTGCTTTCCATTTTCCATCAACGTAATCAAGTCCCATTAAATCCCCTTTATTGTAAGTAATTCCTGCTTCTTGTGCATCTTTGGGAGTTATTAATTGGTCTGGTGGTACGTTTAATACTTTTGCTGCTTCTTTAGTTATAAGTGGTATATCACTATTTTCTGCTACCATCTTGGAAGTTGTAACTTTTGAACCCATATAATAATTATATCCATAATATCCCGCTATAATTGCTACTAAGACACCAACACCAATAACAATCCAAGCCCACAAAGGTAATCCAAGATATTTGTTGCTTGTGTCATTCGGGTTAGGTGTATTTGTAGGACATGGACATCCCGTTTTAACCCCATAAATTTCTGTACACGTTGTTCCGTCAGAACACATACAAGTTAAACTGGTTTTTTCATCATTATAACCTGGATCTGCGGCACAATTGTTATCTATACCCCATTGGATTATGTCAGTCATTATTTATCATTACAAAATAAATTAAATTAAGAAATTATCTGCCAATCCAACTAAACTGTTTTAAACAAATAAATGAATTTAAAAGCAAATGCCTTTAGCATTATTTGCAAAGCAAATGCCTTTAGCATTATTTGCAAAGCAAATGTTGGGATGTATACCAGAAGATATATTAAAGGTCATTTTATCATTTTATTCTAAAGATGTATATACTATATCAAAGTTGAGTGAATGTAACAAACATTTATTAAATTTGTGTAGAAAAAAATGGGTTTGGGTTGATTATTATAGATCTTTGTTTCCTGAAAATAAAAGGATAACTAAGGATAGTATACATATTGGAGATTGTTCATATTTTAGATGTAGAATAGGGGATTATCCAGGATGGAATAATGTTTACGACACCATTACTGACAAAGTGTGTTGTATACCAGAACATTACGTAAATACAAAAGTGTTATATAAACAAGTAAAATGGAAGAATTTATTTAAGATGTGTGCCGTAAGAACTCACACATTAAATAAACACAAACATAATTGGTTACCAAGAGATGAAAACAAATTAGGGTATTTAAAAGCAGAAATAGTTAGATTATCTCGTAAAAAAGATAGATACAAAAAATTTAAAAGTAAATTCAAACCATTTATTAATTATTACGATTCAGGTGAAGATTCAGATGAAGAAGTTGTATTCAATAACTATAAAAATAAAAAAGTTGTTAATATACTTGAACAAAGATTTCGTAACTACTCTGGGATGATAGACTCTTCATCTTCTTCAGAATCTGAGTCTAGTATAGAATAACGGTCTTCCGAGGCAATGTCTGAATTCTCTTCGGCCTCTTTTTCAGCATCTAATCTCTGTTGTTCTAATCTCTGTTGTTCTAATTTTTCTTGCTTAAGTTTCTCTTGTTTGTCCAACCTCTCTTTATCTAATTGAGCTGTACTTCTTGTATAAACTCTCATAGGATCGGTGTGGTGGATTTTTCTAGCCAAGTAAACAAATCTGCTTATCTTGTCTTGTGATATACTAAGATTGTTGTCTACCCCATCTGCAGTAGTATAACCAAATTTCTTGCCTCCTAATAGTTTGGTTAATTCATTCCTGTATATATGGTGTCTGTTTAACATTTTGATATTCTCGCATGTTTTAGTTTTATTCATTTGTTATGTATATATTTTTTTATTCCCAATTACTTACGCGCTTTAACAATGTATTAAAAACAATATTAATTAATAAATATGTCAAGACCAAGATTAGTAGACATCGCAACTTTAAAACCAAAAATCGTTAATATTATTCCAAAACCTGAAATTGAAACACCATTTATAAATACAGAAGTTAAAGAAATTGGTATATCTATTAACCCACCTAGTGGGGTTAGTATAATAATCAATTTATTATTTATTATATCGTTAACTTTTATGATATTGTGGCTGTATCATCTATACATAGATAGAAAAAATACTATAATAACAGAAGTTAAAGACATCCAACCTTCTTATGAAAGTGTGGTCACCAATAATGTAGTACAAACAACACCTTTAGCATTATTTGCATAAATTTTAGTGCGTAAAATATACCAATAAATATTATAACTACCTGTTAAATAAATGGACAAGTCTACAGATATTAATGATCTTCCTTTTAAGAAACAGGGTGGGCCTCAAGGCGGGCCTCAAGGCGGGCCTCAGGGTGGGCCACGTATTATGGGTCAATCACCACCCAATCCTATAAATACAAGCCCGGACGGAGTTCAACCATCTGCAAGATTTGCTCAAATGCCGGGTGGACCTGGTGGACCTGGTGGACCTGGTATGCCCCAACTTCCACCTGGAATGGTAAAGGCTGGTATGGGACCTATAGTTGGTGGACCTGGTCAGGGGATTAGTAGTCCCGATAAGGCGGTGTCTGGAAAGAAAGAGTTTTTTGGTCTAAAGGAAACTGATTATAAATCTACCGTTGTGGTATTCGCTCTAATCCTTATTTTTAGTTCTTCTTTTTTCTTTGAGATGTTGAGAAACTATCTTCCTGCTGTTATGCAAGATGGAAAAACAACTTTGGTTGGTTCATTGATTGCAGCATTAATGGGTTCCGTAATATACATTATTATTAAATGTACCGCTTCTATAGGTTAAATCATTGGTTCAGAAGGTATGTTTAATTTTAACTTGGGACTATAGAACTGTTCATTCTTAACTTTGTTAACAGAGTTATTACAATGATTAAATAACAAAAAAAGAGCACTTGTGATTAATAGAGCAAACACTATATTTTTAGATTCTATCATTTACTATAAACAAATAATTTAATTTTATTTTATTTAATTTGTTTACAATAAATTAGGTATGGAAGATAATTATATAATCAAGAAAGAATTACTTGAATTAAAAACCGAAATTCAAAATTTGAAAAGAGACATAAATTTTATAAAAACCCAATTACGAGATATAAAATATACATTTAAAAATGTTAAATGTATTTAAAAATTTAAAAACTATTTTAATAAATATCAAAATGGATCCTACTCATACACGGGACCCTATCCGAGATAAACAAGATCTTTTGCTTGGTTCCCTTATAAATTTTTATAACCATAACGGGAATAAAGAGCTTATTCTACCTATAGTTAAACAACAGACCAGTATTTCACTTAGACTTTTAGATTGGTTGGTAACTAATTATGCAAAGCAAAATGATATCCACTACGAATTATTAAAAAACGGAAATCCTAAGAATTTTAGTATTTGGTTGGATTATAAGAATCAATTAAAGGCATATTCTAAAAAACAATTTGATCCATTCTGTAGAAGAAAAAGAATTTTTTATAATATAAAGGATAACAGGATTTCAAATATTAGTAAAGAAAATTTAAAAGAATTTGTAGATAGAGAAGATGGTTTTATAACTACAGTAGGACAACTTAATTTTTTTCGTTGGGCACTTACACACAGAGTTGTTGATTATGCATTTGATAATCTATCAAAAATAGAATCAGATATGCTAATGTCAGCTGATTCAAGAAAATTAAGTGAAGTTCAAGGAAAAAGAAGAGAATTGTCAAAAGTTAAGAAAGGGGTTTATAAACACGATGTTAAAATTATAATTCAGTTTCCTTAATCTATTTAAATATATTATTGATTAAATAATAAAGAATGGAATCATTCCTTATTCCTTATTTAACAAAGGATGACACGTGTACTCATTTATTCTTAAATGGTGGTAAAGCAAACATACCCCCAGAAAAAGAGAAAGAATTTATAAGATTGTATAGCAGAGAATTAGATTTGGGTAACAAAGTGTATATAGTAGAAAAGAGACCAGATATATTCAGATACATGATAGATGTTGATATAATTGACGTAGAATATTGGAATTTATCAAAAATAAAAAAATTAGTTAAATTAATTCAAACTGTTGTATTTGAATTTTATGAAATAGATCTTAATGTTATATGTTGTTTAGCTCCTGAAAAGAAATGTAAATCTGGGATTAAAACAGGTGTACATTTGATTTGGCCTCGTCATTTTATAAACTGTGAAGATGCTTTAACTATTCGCGAAGCAATTTTAATAAAACTAAAGGATTGGGAACCTATACTGAATTCGTGGGAAGATACATTAGATGAACTCATTTATATTCGAAATGGTTATAGAATGGTTGGGTCGGATAAATTAGTACCTAAAACAAATACACCAGAGAATCGTCCGTATACATTGTTGTGTATTTTAGATTCCAAGGGAGAAGAAAGAACTACTTATTTCGATAGATTAAATAACGATAATTATTCATTGATATTGGATACTTCTATAAGGTTTGTTTCTTTAGAAAACAGTAAAATAACAATTCCGTTCAAGAAGATTCCGGAATGGTTGCCTATCACGAATATTAAAAAATCTAAAAAACAAAAGGGTGGAAAAACAAGATTATTGGGTACAGTAGAATATGAAATAATACAAAATTTTATGGAATCTGAATTACCTAGTTGTTATAAACACCAAAGTATAAAAGATATAAGACAATATCCAGATGGAAATTTCTTAATTATTACGGATTCTAGTTATTGTATGAATATTCAAAGAGATCACAATTCTTGCGGAATATACTTTTTTGGTACTCGTAAAGGGATATATCAAAAATGTCTATGTCCGTGTGACAATTTAAAAAATAGGATTAATGGTTATTGTAAAAACTATACATCAGAATGTTATCCATTCAGTAAAGATATTTCAAATCTTTTATTTCCCAACCCAGAAATCCCCAAACCAAAAGCTAAAGTCAAAAAAACTATGAATCTTTGTATAAATAGCCAAACAAAATCAAAATATTTAAAAAATCATTCATCTTTTTGTGACGATCTGTTTAATTCGTTACAATAACTATTTAATTATAACTATTTAATTAATAATGGAAACAAAAATTATTTTAGATCAGTTAAAATTAATAAACAAAAGATTAGAAAATCTTGAATTGGACATTAAGGAGATAAAGAAAGATGCAAATGACGTAGCTAAATATGTTCCATTCGTAGATAGTTTAAGTAAGATTGGAACTATCGCAGCTATTGGAAATATTAAGGAAATGTTTGAATATTTTAATCCAAAAAATTTATTAATCCAAAAAGATATAGATTATTCACTATTAAAGGATGAAGATCTTTAATTCAATGCCTTTAGCATTATTTAGCTTTTAGTTGTCTCATTGTTTTGTAATCTTTAACTCTTTGCATCCATTCATCTTCAGCTTGTTTATCTGTTAAAACAACACCGTCTAATTCTCTTTTCTTTTTCCATAATTTACCCATATCACCCAATCTTATAGTTTTAAGAGATTTTGATTTAATCGCTTTGTGATCATTCCCAAATAATTCATTTTTATAACAACATCCACAACATACCATTATAATAAATAATATTACTAAAACCCAAATCAACGTATTATTCATTACTATAATGTTATATTTTAATTTGCTTTGCAAATAAGATTATTGCATGACCCACAAAGGTCCCGATTCGCATGCATAAGGAAATCCTGTACAAGCTTTATCGTTGGAATCCTGAACACATCTGTTGTCGGGAGATATAACAGCTGGATTATCACATGCACCAATTTCACCAACTGTATCTACTGTTAAAATATGAGGATCTCCAAAACACCCTCTTGTAACAGATCCAGCCTTGGTAGAACAGAACGGTTGCGAAACAATATCAACACACACCTGATCTAAATATCCACAACAAGTTGTCAATTTCCTATACGCTTCTTTAGGATTCTTGTTCTTAATAGCTGCATACTCTTCCAAACAATCTTCCATATCTCTTCGTTCACGACCACCACTACCAAACAGGTCTATCATCCAACCATAACCAAGCCATGTCTCCCACCATTTCTTTTCTGGCCACAAACATTGAGCTCTGTCTGTATCTACACCCCACCAAGTTCCACCACCAGTGTGAGGTAGGTATTCCGAATCGGCCATCTTTGATCCATCACTATTATCTACACAACACGCACCAGTACCAAATCCCTTACAATCTCCGCAAGCACACGCACCATTACTTTTACAAGATAAACCGTCGGCAATTCCTGTACAATAATCTGTTCCGAAATAAGAATAGTAATCTCCACTGGGACAACACCACATATTAGAACCCGATGCATCTGGTCTTGCACAAGCACCGTTTCCACAATCAGAATTTGAATTACATGTTTGTTTTGGTTTATATAAACCTTTGCCAGATCTATCAAGTGGTGGGAGTGCCAATGGATTTGATAATGTTCCGTCTAAATATTGTTTATTCTGGGGACATGATCTAAGTTCATATGTACCGTCTGGTTTCTGACAATATCCACAACAATCTTCAAATTCGTTTTTAGCTGGGCATATAGAAGCTGGACTACCATCTTCAATCTCTGCTGTCTTGGTAACATTGATCGGAAGATTGTAATATGGTGTATTATTCTTGGCCCACTCACTTGTTATAAGATCTCTGTATACACAACAGTTAGTGTCTGTACATTCAGTATCTCCTGGTTCACAAGTACATTCTGGTGAACCAACGTTAGTTTTGTATTTTACATATGGTTGAGAAATATTCGTTACCTGAGGTTTACACCATTTCACAGTTTCATCACTTGGTTTCTTAGTTCCATCTCCAGGCGAAATACTAGGCGCTCTATTATTTTCGTAATACTTTTGTCCTATTTGAACAGGAATCAATGGATCATTTAAAGCTTCCAACCCACCCGAAAGATCAAAATATGAATCATCAGCTTTTTCAACATCACGATAAAATAGTGTACAGCTATGTGTGGCTTTACCTTTACAATCGTTCTTGGTAGTAAATGTTTGTGGTGTGGTTGAAATACCATCTATTCCAAATCCACTTGGTATTGTAACTTGAACTCTCTTTTCGTAACACATTTGGGGTACTTCTGTCTGAACTGCTATACAATCGGTATCTTTACATGCTTGTAAACAAATGGCTCTACCTTCCTCAGTGTTATAATCTGCTTTAGTTGGATCTAATACACTAACACTTGGATCTTCTGGTCTATATTCGTCTTTATCCAAACCATAAGGGAAGAATGCAAACGATGGAGGTAAAAATCCATTTATAGATCTATACTGTGCAGAATTTAGAAACATGAGAACTCCTTCGTGATTAGTATAACTATTAGATCCCGTACCCATCCATTTATACATAGCCGTTCTGTCAATAGCTGGACCATTCCCTATTTGGCAAAAAGACTGGTCACCAACTGTTGTAGTTGCTAAACATCCCAATACACCAAAATATTCCTTTAATTTGACAAATTGAGTATTAAAATATTCTTTATTACAACAACACACACAAAACAGTGTTACCAATAATAGTAAAATTATACCTACAATCCAATTATTTTTTATTGGTGTGGTAATACGAGACTTTGCCATTTCTTAATTAATAAGATATATTTTAATTTGATTTAATTTAAGGATTAGGTGCTATAAATAAATAGAATAACCTTATGGATAACTCTATTATAAAAATTATAGGTGAAATAGGTGAAGAAGGTGAAGAAGTAGTAGGTAATGATGACCCTTTAGAAAATACGTGGGTGTTGTGGGAACACCAAAAAAACAACAATTTAAATTACGAACAAAATACTTGTGAACTTGGTAATTTCAACTGTATTAATGACTTTTGGAGATATTACAACAACTATCCATATCCAAGTGTTATTTTTTCAGATGGGGTGGAAAAACCTATTATTACAAATCCTGATCGTGAAGTAGCCTCAATAAGTCTTTTTAAGCAAGGTATACTTCCTAAGTGGGAAGATCTAAAAAATAAAGATGGTGGTGAAATAGCCATCAGGAAATTTAAATCATTAGAGGAGTTGGATAGTTTATGGGAAACTATATCTATGTTGTGTATTGGAGAACAATTTGAGATGTCTGATATTATTAACGGTATTAGGGTTGTAGATAGTTCCATTCCAAACAGAAAAACTTTGTATAGAATAGAATTATGGTTTAGTGATAAAACCCATAAAGATACAATCGAAAATAGTTTCAGAAACATTCTAAATCTAGAACCGTTTGTACAAATACATCACAAAGACCATTCATGTGCTGTAGAATCAGCACCAACAAAATATCAACACAAATATCAAGATAGAAGAGGAAATGGGGGTGGAAGGAGAAATGGAAATAGGAGATATTAATTGATCGAAAAGATTAAATTTTTAATAATCATGTTAAACTCTTTTAAAAAAATTTGAATATCTAATGTTACTGGATCTTTGGCTTTTCCGTGAGCTCCACCACTTCTTGTACCCTTGTTGTATATTTTTTTATTTTCTATGCCAATATACCCACCATTGGTTATTTCTGATAACACTTGATAACCATAATGATGAAATGATCCAAAAAATTCAAAAACATAACCATGAGTTGGTAACCATAACAAGTTGGTTAACCCATTTCCGTGAACACCGATTAAAATATCCGTGTTGGCAACTAATCGTACTTGATTTTCATAAGTCAGGTCTTCAAATTTTATTATTTGAAGTTTAACACCTTTTTTCCTAATTTCATAAAACAAAGATTCTCTGTTACTAAGATACCTATTTTTAGAACCAGGATTTCTAAATATATAAGTAACCGTTATGTCTTCAACTCTTTTTGGTTTTTGTTTTGGTTTTATTCCTAAATTATCGTATACTTGTTTCTTAAACAAAGGTGTGTATTTAACACATTGTTGAATAGTTCGTTGTTCCATTAGTCTCTTGGGATACAGATCACGATCATTCAACACAAATATATCAGTACTAAAATCTTTAACATTGAATTTAACATTTGGTAACACCGAATGAATCACACTTCGGATTAATTTGATATCCAATAATTTGGGATCTAATACAATATTGTCTACATTACCCTCAGCCCAACAAAAACATCCTAAAAATACTTCTATAAAATGAAAGTAGTGAATTAGATATTCATCTCGTTCAGCTAATTTAATAACACCTTTAAAATTTACTAATCGCTTTTGGTTCCCAAAAGTAACAAAATCTGTAACTACAAAGCCTTTAGCATTATTGACACAGTCAAACAAAGGACGCATTAGTTTAAGAATACAAAACATTATTATGTTATAATAAGCATCGCACTAATAAGATGGATTCTGAATCAAACGATAAAGTGTTGGAACACATTCTGGCTATGGAAACTAAACTCACTGAACGATACAAAGAGATGAAAGCACAACTTCAAGGGTTGGTAGAGGTTAATGCTCGGTTTGCACAGGAGATTATTGCTATTAAGAATGGCGGAGCACAAAGTTTAAGCAATGGGTTTGGTGGTACAGAATCTATTACTACAGAAGTAGCTCCTAAACGCAGCAACAAGGTTGTTTTGGAGGTTATTGGTGAGGAACTTACTATTTCCGGAAACACTTATGCTCACCGAGGTATTTTTGGAGAGAATGGAGCAAGGTGGAACAAGCCTGACAAAAACTGGATCTGTAATTCAGAAAAGCTTGAAAACATTAAGGAATCTTTGGCTGCCAAGGAAGTTGAATTCGAAGTAAAGGGGGTTTAAATTAATTTAAACATTAAGTTGGTTATAATAATAAAAGAAGATGGACTACCATCGAAAAATTTGCAACAATGTCAAAAAAAACTTGATTAAAAATGCAACGAATAATATTAGAAAACAAGGTTCCAATTATGTTTATTTGGTAGACTTATGTTGTGGAAGGGGTGGTGACATTTTTAAATGGGAAGGTGCGAAGGTAGATAAAGTATTAGCACTTGATAATCACGAAGAAAGTGTAAAAGAAGCTATTGAACGATACAAAAAAGTGTCTAGAAAAATTAAACCCAGGATTAATTTTGTAGTGCACGATGTCTCTTGTATTAAATTGAGTTCATTTTTAGACCACAAAGTATCGATAATTTCTTGCCAATTTGCTTTGCATTATTTTGATATTGCTACAATTATTAAGGAAGTATCCGACAATCTTCGTAGCGGTGGGTTTTTTATTGGTGTTGTTCCAGACGGGGACATAATTGACAATACGTTGGACAAAGATACGAAAATTGATAATGTTGAATTGAAACGTGCTGGACCAAGTTCGTATTACATTGAATTAAAAGATAATTCAGAAAGAAATAATACTAAACAGTATTTTGAATTTAGAACTGAAAGACTAAGAGAATATATGGTTAGAAAACATGATCTACAAACAATTGCTGAAGCTAATGGATTAAAATTGTGTAACATTTCTAATCTAAAAGAAGATTGGAATGGTAATCACATTTCTCAATTATACTTTAGTTTTGTTTTTCAAAAGGTTTAATTTAAGAATTTAAATATTGTCTATTAAAAAATGGATACTATTCCAAAAGGAGTTTCGCGATCGAATATAGCCAACCTGTTTATATTAGGTTTAGCAATAGTATTAGTTTGTGTAGCAAAAACTAAATTTTCTGAATTGTTCGTTGCTCAAGTACCAATGGTTCCAGGAATGCATGGGTATGGAGCCCAAGGTGGACAAGTAGCAAATAGTTATCCGAGTTTTGTACAGGGAGGACATCCTCAAGGAAATCCTTATACATTTGGGAATCAGATCTATCCAGCTCGGATTCCTTATTATCCTGAATTGGGTAGACCGTGTGACGGTGATTGTGGTGTATTGGGTAAATGTGAAAATGGTGTTTGTAAGGCTCAACCTTATCATAAAACCGTATTTAATGACCAAATTGCTTCACAATAATTGAATTATGCAAACAATTTTAGTAAACCGAAGGGATGTAATATTTTTATTTACATGTTTTAATGATTGGTGCGAACATTCCAGGTCCTAATTCGTATAGATAATTACCAACCATCATACTTAGAAATATCGCAGGATAAAATCCATATAGATTTTTACTATAATCATCACCTTCTTTTGATAGAGATTTAACGGCTGGTGCTAATAGTCCTAGACCAAATGCATAAATTAGTGCAAATTTAGGCCATACTGCTGTTTCGGGTCCTGGATAATTTAGGCAGTGAGACACGTAGCCTTGGTGAAATATTGCCCAGTATATAATTGCTAAAACAACAATAAATAAGGTTGCAATTATGTCTACAGCGTCTATTATGGAATTATCTGGGTTTGGTTCTTCTGAAGTTTCTGGTTTATATAGATTGTAGTATATTATAACTATGGTAATTAAAGGAATTAATGCAAATGCAAATCCTGCCCATAAAGCATTACGTTTTCTTCCGCGAATTTCTTTTGAATAATTTTTTGTAATTACTTTTGAAGAAATAATACCCATTATAAATAACAATTATTTAAATTTATTAATAATGTTTTGAAAAAACGTTTTTAATAACATATTTGTAATAGCTAAAATTAAGCAATTTCCACAGCTTTTATATTGATTTGTAAAATCCATTTATTTAAACCTAGGTCTAGTGAAATCATATTCCAATGCTAATATACCAAATATACTTGTTGAAACCCAAAGTATACCACTCTGTATACAAACCAACGTTCTTCCCAAATCTGATTTTGGGACTATATCACCATACCCAACAGCTATCATAGATATCCACCCAAAATACCAAGCATCACTGCATTTTTCAAATCCTCCTTCGTGTGTAAAGTCTGTACCATCTTGGTACATTTTGCAATAAATGAAACCGAATGTAGCCCATATTATTAATATAATTAATAAGAATTTAGCAATCCTTTTCCAAAATTTATTAGGTAGTGATAAAGTGGTCTTCCCCATTATCTTTAACTAATATATTTAATTTAATTTAATTTATGGAATTTTGTAAACAGTTGGATATTCTGTTGGATAACTCCTAAAATCCTGATCTTGTTGTTCTCCCCACCTTGCTTTACATTCTTCATCTGGTTGACATCCAGCCAATCTACATAGGTTAAAGTATTCTTCACTACAAATTCTAGATTTGTATCTATCCCTTGGATCCCCAGTAACTTCTGCATCCGGGTCTTCATAATCCGTATCATCTTCAGGGTCTCCAAACCAAAAATTTTGAACTAATATATTAGGACAGAAAAATTCACACATTTCTGCTTGCCATAAATCATCCTTGGTTCCGTCCTCCAATGGAGGAATGTTTACTACAGTTGCACATGGATTACCACACTGTTTCATTCCTTCATTTTCTTCACAAATTTTTACACCTGTATCTTTTAATGCTTCACAAGTAAGTACACTGTTTTTACAATTAGAACTACTTACACAACAATCTAGATTCGAACTATCAGGTGGGGTACATTCGTCATCAAATTCAGTTCCATTATCACAAACTTTTTCCATCATAGCTATTTCTCCACTAGGGCATGTCATAACTTTACCATCCCATACACTATTGCTCATAAAAACATCAGAATAGGGTAAACAATTAGGTTGTTGGTCAGCAGGCCAACTGTTGCCATCACTATTAAACAATGAGGTTCTGGCAGTACCACACTTAGATACCTCTACTTGAAGATTCCATAGAATGTGACCATCTTGGATATAAAAAGCTTCTCCAAATTCTGTGTGAGTTTCACCATCAGGTATAGGTGAATTACAAAAGGCAGCAATATCTATTTCATCTTCACCAACAGGGTTGTCAAAATCTATACCTGTTATATTATTTATACAAGTAGTTATACGATCCACACAATCACTAATAGAATCAATCTGTCTACATTCATATCTTTTATTTCTATTATTTATAACAACATCACAAACATGGGTTGGTATTCCGTCAATAACCTTAGGTGTGCAATTATTTACTGATAAGAAATATCCAAATGCCGCAGTATCTGCATTTAATGAACAATTTGAGCATCTGGCTACTCTAATATGGATACCGTTATCTTCCATTATCTTTAACTAATATATTTATTTTAAAATTTTATACACGTTTTTTCAAAACATTTTTAGTACACGTTTTTTCAAAACATTTTTAGTACACGTTTTTTCAAAACATTTTTAGTACAAATTTAATTAAACAGTAATCTAATGCGGTTAAACAGTGAATTTATAATACTAATGGTAATTATAATAATGACAGACGTTACAAGAGAAGAGTTCAACGCCCTAAACGAAAAAGTAGCATCCCTTGAAAAAGCCAACAAGATGGGAAAAGCCCCCAGAAAGAAGCGTGCTCCCAGTAAGTACAATCTTTATGTTGGAGAGAAGATTAAGGAGATTAAGTCTAAGAACGCAGATCTAAGCCATACTGACGCCTTTAAGGCAGCAGTTGAACAGTGGAAAAAGGACAAAAAGTAAAAACAATCTTTGATTGCGTCGCGAAGCTTTAAATACACCCAATTAGAATTTTATTAGAAAAACACTTATGTAGAGTTATTCTAAAAAAATTTAGCATTATTGAAATTGTTTACACAATTCAATTGTATAATTTAAACCTTAACAAGTAACTGTAAACAGTTTTCACACTTAAACAAATATTTCATATTAGATCTTTCTTCCATTTTCTTAAGATTTTGATGTTCACACATCTCTTCATCTTTTTTTAGTTCAAAAGCTAAACAAAACACTAATGCTTTTTTATTTTGCATTGTTTCTAAATTATTTGATATAGTTTTATTGTTGTTTCTAGCATGCTGAACAGCTTGGTGAATATACCATGATTGGTTAACAGCAATAAACGTATTATATGTTTTAAACTCTTTGAATTTAAAATTTTTAGACTCTATTCCAAAATCCCTACAATAATCTTGGTTCCAGTTTGTTAAGATAGCATCGAATTGTTCTAATTCCTTTGGATCGATCCCCAAAAAACCCTTACAAACTATATATTTCTCTGAATTTGTATATCTACTTGTTCGTGGTTTGATCAATAATACCGAAGAATAATACTTTTTTAACAACAACAGTTGTTGGTACGTAGGACGAGTCATAGATTCAAATATTTTACAAACGAATGTACCACCTTTTGCCTGGCAATGTAATGCTGTCAATATTTCTCCATAAATTAATTTAGATGAAAGTTGTTCTTGGTTGTTTGGGTCGTGTGATACATCAAACCCTCCGTCAGCAGTAATTAATTCTGCCTTTGGTACCTTATTTTCCAAAGAGATTATATTTTCTAATTTGTAAAGATTTCCATTACCATTTTTAACCCATCTGTTGGGGTCTAAACCTTCGTCTATTTTTAACGACCCACCACCCTCATATAATGTTTGTGCATACCAATCTACGTTTTTAAATATGTGTTTTGTAGCACTAATAAACCCACCAGGAGCTTCGCAAATATGCAAACTTGTTTTGATGTCTTGTATTTCACAGTAATACAATATTTCGTATAATTTGAAAAAAGCTCTACTAATTGTAACACTTTCTAGTGTTGAAAAATTAGCAATTTTTTCATAAGGATTAACTATCTTTGACCACCTACTCCAAAGATACATTTTGTCTCTAATTTTAAATTGATCTATTTGATTCTTATTTTCAACAAGATGTTTGTATTTGTTTGTTTCTACTAATGTTTGAGAAGGTCTAGGGGATACACTGTCATATTTAACGTTATCGGGGTTAAACTCAAACTTAAAATCTGGATCGAATTTTAAAATAAATTTGTTGGACCATTCATTGGAGATGGTGGGAGCCTTAATTGTTGTACTCGACTTGTCTTCGTAACTTCGTTGCGTACTCGACTTGTCTTCGTAACTTCGTTGCGTACTCGACTTGTCTTCGTAACTTCGTTGCGTACTCGAC